AAAATTAGTACCACTGTTACTATAATCGGTTACAATCCCAGTATCTGTTGAAGGAAGAACATGGGTTTCATTTCCTAATACTACTGTAAATGCATCTTGACCATCAGCACCATTAGAAGCTATTCTAAAAGTTTCTGTTACTGATAAAGCAGGGGGTGATAAAGGATGACTTTTAATTGTGTTGTAATAAGCGGTAAAAACTAAATCAGTAGTTGTTAAAATATTTGCTTCACCGGGACCTGAATAAAATACGCCATCTCCATCACTTGCAGATATTATTATTCTGGAATTAAAATCACTTCCTGTTAAGAAATACAATTGATCTGTACTTCCATCAAAACTAGCACTTATTATAAAAGATCCAGTGGTTTCTTGTAAAGTATCACCAACAGGTTCGTAAAAATATATTTTACCAGAAGCAGAAGCGGGAGTATAAGTAGTTTCTCCCGGATTTCGTTTTAAAACTAAAGTACTAGCTTCTATTACTCCAGTGCTAATACCATCAGTTATATCTGCTAATTTTATATCATCATATAAAAATAAAGATCCTGTGTCTCTTAGTTCAACTAATAAAGATCCTGTAATAAATGAACTAGAAATAACAGCATTATAAGCAGCTGAACCACTAGGACCATCTTCAATTCCTTCTATACTTGATGTAAGAAATTCACCCTTTGCATACAGCTGTATATTACCTGATAATATATTAGATATAGTTGATCCTGAAATTGCTGTTACTTGTAATTCTATACTTCCTGAACTATTTCGTATAATGTTTCCATTTACAGGTTTAATAAAATAATATTCTGGACTAAAACCAGGTTCAAAATTAACTATATCAACAGTATCATATACTAATTCTGTTTGGTTTCCTTCAGCAACACCTACTCTTATTCTACTAGGAGTAGAAGAATAATTAGCAGATGCTGTAAAAAATACATATGCTTCACTTCCTGAAATACTAGCAGCATATACAGTATCATTTGGAATATTATCTCCAGTAAATTTAAAATAAGGAACAGAAAACCCTTGTGCTGAAGCTGTTATAGCAAATGTAGGGGGAGATGGATTTAAACCAGTAGTATCATAATTAACAACATATGATTCAGGAAATAAACGTACTAATTTGGCTGATTCTCCTGTTCCACCTCCTCCACCTCCACCACCTGATCCTCTAAATAATCCTGCTTGAATAAATTTAGCATCATCCGTATCGCTTAAATCAGTAGTATTACCTTTAACAACTAACCAACCAATGAATATAGCCTGATAAGCTGTATTTTCAATTTCTGTAAATTGTTCGATAGGAATAGCGGCTTCAGCATCCGATATAGAATTATATAATTCTCTTCCATAATAAATTCCTAAAAGATCTTCTTGACCTGGAAAATAAAATATTCTTTGAATTGTATATTGTCCACCAGCAACAGCAGCTAAAGTACCAGTATCATCATCATAATACCCAGGATCAACTTCGTCATATCCTGCTCCAGCATTATTATCTGTTTTAAATCCACTACCACTTCTGTAGTAACGATAAAATAAACATTTTTCTCTTGCATCATCAGTAATAATATTAGGTACTTCAGGATCGTTTATATAATTTCTTCCTAAAGCAAATGATCTACCTGCACTTCTATTTACTGATAAACTACTTCCACTTGGAGAAACAACATGTCCTGATGCTTTAACAGGACCAAATATTCTTATAAAATCTTCAAATTGTTGAGCAGTACCATATGAAACAACAGGAAATGTCTTTGCTAAAGAAAAAGATGTTCTATTAGGGTGGATTAACGCACCTATAATAATATGTGTTTCATATTGAGCATCTGTAAAAGGTGTATTCTGTTGTAAAATACTACCAGATTCATCAATTAATAACCATGTAGTATCATTGGTTGATAAAAATGAGCTTGTTTGCTCAGTAAATGTAGGCCATTCTATATATTTTATTGTAGGGTGCGGACTACCATAAATTCCATTTTTATTAATATCAATTATTTGTCCTGATCCACTTGTAATATTGAATTTTTCATTAGATGAACCTGTTATTGATACTACTCCACCTCTAATAATGCCTGATTTTATTGTATCAGTTATACTTGTAAATTTAAAATGAGATAAACTATCTGCTATATATAAATCATTTATACCATCTCCATTTTGAGAAGAAGTAACATATAATGAAGACGAATATGTTCCTTCTGCTGGACGTTCTGTTGGGAATAAATTAATAGGACCACTAAATGTTCCTGAACCTGATATATTTATAGAACCAGAAAATGATGAATCACCTATAACAAATAAAGGACCACTTAGATTAATTGAACCCGATAATAAAAGATCTCCTTCTATTAATGTATTGGTGGATAATAAAGATTGAACTGTTTCATCGCCACGTTTAAAATAAAAAATACCATCAGCGGTATTTAATCCAAGTTGCCCAATGTTAATATTATAATTGTCTGGTTTCTTTCCAGAAATATTGCTTCTAAGGAGTTTAATATTTGAGCTCATATATATGATTTATATAAAACAGTATATACTGTGTAAAAAGAGAACAACTATATAGTTGCTTGATAATAAATATAAAAAAAGGGCAAGATTGTTCATCTTGCCCTTAAAGTTCTACAGAATTTTAATTAAAAAATTAGATTCTGTCGAGGTCAGCTACACGTACTGTACCATAGAAGTCGTTACGAACCATTTTCTTCGCGTAACGGGTCATAATACCTTTACGTGGAGTGAAGGAAATCGGATCGTACACAAGAGGTGTAAGCATTAATGGGATATATGGAGCATAAACAGCACCTGTTTCAAGGAATTGTGATCCTTTGAAACCTAAGAGGATTGTGTTTTCTGTCATATATGGGTTCTTGTAAACGGTGTAACGGTTGTTGATAGCACCGATTTTCTGAACGCCCATTGCATATGTGTTTCTGTCACCAGGTGAATCAGCAGCAAATCCAGGAATAGATTCGAGGATTGTTGATACTGTTGGAGAACATACTAAGAAGTTAGCACCACCACGAAGTGTTTTTCTGTGGATTTCGTTGCTTACTTTCTGAAGCTTAGTTCCTAAAGTTTGGAACCATGTTCCTTGTACATATGCTTGACCATTTGTTGCAGCACTTGTTACAGTTCCACTAGAAACTTCATATGCAATTCTTGCACTCCATGCATCTGATGTAGCTGCATTTTGAATTAACATGTCAAGAATTTCAAGGTCAATTTCCATTGAAACATACTGGCTTAACATTGCTGTTAATTCAGCTTCAGCATCAATGTTGTGATAAGCTTTGAGGTCTTGGCTGAATTCAGGTGACCATTGTGCTTTTAACTTACGTGTTTTAGCAGTTACGTTTGCTGAACGTAAATTAACATTGATTTCTGGAATTGCTTGTGTTGAAGTAGCAGCAGCAGGAATTGTATCTTCGAAATCACCGCGGCTATTCATTGCTGGTTGTAAGTGATAATCAACTCTGATACCTGTTTTTGGACCATCTGCGGATGATGATACAAAGAAATTAACACCAGTTGAACCAGAAGGAGTGTTATATGTTGGGAGATAAGAAGTAAATGATCCAGAAATTTGGAATGATCTTACACCTTCTGCATCAAAGTTTGGAGATGTAAAGCCAGTAAAATCAACATTTACTTTTTTAATGTTTCCAACAGCAACAGAAGCAGATAATTCAGCAGCATAAAATACATCTGCCCAAGAAGCAGAAGTAACAGTAGCTGTTGCACCTGTTTTGGTTACATTGTTAATAGAATAACCAAAACGACCTGCACCATAAAGGCCTTTTGTAAGGTCTGTATCTTCTTGATCTGCAGTAGCACTATAAATGGAATCACCAGAAGTGAATGCATTTTGTGTAGTACCATATTTGAAGTCAAGATAGAAAATAAGACCAGAAGGAAGAGACATTGGTTGAACAGAAACAAATTCTTTTGCACTGATTTCACCAAAGATTCTTCTTACTAATGGGAGAGCTACACCGGCCCATTGTTCACCAGCACCTGCTGTAAAGCTAGCACCAGTTCCAGTTTGGGAAGCTTCTGTAACAAGTTGCTTAGCTTGGTTTTCAAGCATAAGCGCCATGTTGTTTTTGTCAACGTCGCTTCCTAAACCTTCTAATAAGCCTGATTTCTCCCACTTGCTAACAAGCTTGTTAGCTTCAGGGCTGAAATTGTAATGTCCAGCACCTTCTAAGAGTGATTGAATGTTCATTGTTTTATTGTTTTTAGGGTTAAATTATATTGGCTAGTTTTTTAAATCTGTCAGCCATAGATTCATTTAAAATGTTATTGTCATTTGATGCAGCAGAAGCTGTTGAGGAAATAGTTTTAGAAGCAAATCCTAAACTTTCTTGAATATTTTGTTTAGATGAAATATAATTTTCATTCAACATTTCGTATACAAGTTTAACTTCACTTACATTTTTAGCTTTTTCAAGTTTTTCAAGTGTTTTATGCTTTTCTTCTTTTGTTAAAGAATGTTCTTGTAAAAGTTTATTTGCGTAAAGAAGTTTTGCGTTTAGAAGATTCATTTCTTTAAGCTTACCTTCCATATCCATTGCTTTTTTCTTAGCTTCTTCTAAAGCTTTATTTAAAGCAGATATTTTAGTGGTATACTCTTCTTCCATTTGTTTTGCTTTTGCTTTTTCATAATCAGCCATTAATTCATCTAAATCAACTTCTTCTTCGTCAAGTTCAAGCTCGATTTCTTCGTCCATGACTTTGTCTTCGTCTTTTTCTTTTTCTTCGAATTTAAGATAGTCAGCTACAGATGTTTTAATAGTTGATACTTTTTCTTCTAATGTTTCATCATTTAAAGATGCAATAATTTCATTAATAGCTTCTTCATCAATTTCTTCATCAGAAGATTCTTCATTTTCTTCATCAATAGAATCTTCAGTTACTTCTTCTTCAGCTTCTTCTTCAAGTTCAAGTTCTCTAAGAATTGATTCTAAATCTACTTCTTCTTCTACTGATTCTTCAGATTCTTCAACAGATTTACTATCATCGTAATCAACCTCAGCGGCTAATTCTTCTTCCATAGTTTCTTCTGTATCTTCTTCTAAATCTTCAGCAAGTTTTTGATATAGAATAGATTTAATTCTTGGAGTTAAAGCTTCTTCTAAAGCTAATTTAGCGTTAACTGTAGCTCCATTGATAACTGCTTTAGCGTCGGCTACAGCCTCAGCTAGAGAGATATTATCAATATTTGCCATAATTTTTCCTTTTAAATTTTACGGGTTAGGCACTAAGATTATTAAAAAAATCTTAATAGGGAAGGGTTAAATAAAAAATAGGTGCCCGATTATAGACATGACACATGTACAACGATACATATATAAAAAAATAAAAAACCTATTAAAATTCACATTCACAATATCCTTTAACATTGCAAAGAATATCGTTGATTAATCTGTGTGTTTTAAAATATGGATTTGGATTATTTTCTATACCTTCATTTAATCCAACAGGTTGCATAAATGCACCTTGAGTTGAGGGATTAGAAACAAAATCCCAACATAATAATTCAAAATCGTTTTGTACTTCAACTGCATTTTCTCTAAATAATTCACGTACGGAACCTGTACCGCGTGAACTAATTCCTACATTAATTCCTGCTCTAAATAATTCTTTTAAAATTCTTCCTGATGGAGTGTTTAAAATTTCTATTTTAGCATGAACATCATCCCCATCCCACCATACTTTCTTAATGTTATGAGAAACATTATTTAAATGAATAATATTATCTTCAGCATGATCAAGTTCACCTAATGCTCTATTTTCACTTACAGGTCCAGAAATATATCTATCTATTGCTCTTTCTAAGATATTCTTTGGATAAATTCTTCCGTTTTGATTTTTAGCATTAGCACGTTGGATAGGTCCTTCTACAAACAAAGGAGTACCTTTATCAAGAGATTCTTGTACTAATTCTCTATTATTGGGTTTAAACTCTATTGTTTCTAATAAAAGCATTATCTTCCTTGTCCTCTATATCTTTTTAAATAATTTTTTGAATTGGGGTTTTTGCTTGCTTTTGTTTTTGCTACTATACCTGGTCTTCTAGATTTTGGTTTTTCTTTGTATGTTGAATTTTGTATTCCGATGCTTGATTTTTTTGCCATTAATTTCCTAATTGAAGTATATCGTTATTTAATGATTTAATTTTTTCAGATAAACGAGCAAGAGTGTTTTTGGTTGATTTCCAATATCTTCCAGAACCCATACCCATATCTTCTTTTAATTTTTTATTATATTTAATAAGTTTTTCAATTTCATTTAATTTTTTTTCTACCATTTTCATAGAATTACCTATTTTTTGGCGAGGAGTAGCATCAGTTGATTTTCTATACTCACTATAAGATACCTCATTTAAAGGAGATGGATGATATCCTAATTTTTGCATGTATTCTGTTGCTTTATTTTTTTTCTTTTTAGAAAAGGCAAAAGGAGTAGCATATGCTTCACTATCACCAGCAGTAAAAGATGCTCCTGTTCCTGTTTGGGATGCTTCTCTTATTATTTCTCGAACCAACTTACGTAATTCTGATGTAGTCATTGATGTGTATTTTGGATTTCGTTTTCTAATTCATAAAAGCGAAGTAAATTAGTAATATCTTCGTCTTTTATATTAATAGTTTTATCAAGAGGTGATAATAAACTTATAATTTCTTTTAATTTGATTTTTACAACTTCATCTTTAATAGATTCAGTTAATGTAGATAAAGAAAGTTTTAATGAATCTATTTCATTATTATAATATTCTTTTAAAACACCCATATTAGAAATATTATTAATATATTCTCTTAATAATCTTTTTTGTTTTATATTTAAACCAGAATATTTTTGATTAAATCTTTCAAGTAATATTTTATAAGATAATAATCTTATTTCTTTATCTTCTTTTGAATAATCTTCTAAAATTTTGTTTCTTTTTGTTTTTTGAACATCATTAAAAGTTAAATGTTCAGCTAATACTGTTTTGTATTTTACTAAACTAAGTGGATTTAATTTATTATAATTTTCAAATAATAAATTTATTGATGCTAATGTTTTGTAATTATCAACATTATATTTAAAAAATTCTTCTGTATTATAATTTTCTTTAATCTCTTTAACTAAATTATATTTTTCATTACGTAAAGAGGATTTATTGAGATTATTATATGAATGGCATAAAGCATCAACAATAGTAAGAGCTTTACTACTATCACTTACCTTTTCGTTTAGTACTATGTAGTATAATTCTAATTCTTTAGCTAATGGTTTATTTTTTCCAAAATAATTTTTAATAATATCCAATGCTACAGAATCTTTATTTGAAGCAGTATCTGATGCTACTTGTCTTACAAGCATTTCAAATAATAAACCTGTATTTTTGTATTTTGAATGTTTAATTTTAGACATTTTACTGTATTTCTCTAATATAAATATATCAAACTTCTTTAATCATTGAGAAGATTTTCTTCGTTTAATAAAGTAGGGATTTTTTTATCTTTTTGAATGGTTTTTAATACTCTTAAGTGTTCTAAAGCAAGTGGTTTTTTATCCAATCCTATATCTGTTGGTTCTTTTTCTTTCATTCCATCTGCTCCACTTACATCTCTACCAAAGTTAGATTTTTCTGTTCCATAATCTGATCCATCTCTTGGTGGACGACCAGGTTTTTTCTCATCATATCCAGTAGGTAATACATCTGGTATTTCTCCACCTTTACGCTTATTAGAATACATTGCTGCCAAGTCATGTGGGGTACCATAAGACACACCTGATTCAACTGGATCATTACCTTCAGATTCAATTTGATTTACTCTAAAGGTTCTTTGAGCATCTTCTAATGCTTTCTCTCTTTCTAATTTATATTCTTCTTCAGAAAGATTAAATATTTTTTGATATATAAAATCAGTAGATAATAATTTTTTCTCTAAAATTGAATTAGCTAATGTTACTTTATCTGTGTAAAGAGCAATTTTTTCTTGTTCAAATACAATAGATGGAGTAGTTAATTCAAGTTCAAAATCCATTAAATCAGCACCATCAAATCCTTGTACATAAAGATGGACAAGAGCAATTTTAGTTAATTCACTAATTACAATTTTTTGAATTTGTTCAATGGTACGTGCAAAACGGATATCTTCAGCTGCTAATGTTGATTTACCTTGTAAATTTTCATCATAACCTAAAAACGCTTTAGGAATTTTTAATGAAGCTAAAAGTTTTTCTCTTAAATAAACAACGTCTGTAATACCATCGTAATCTAATCCTTTAGCGGTGTCTATTCTAGTTGTAGCATCATTACCTCTAACTGGGATAAAGAAATCCTCAGTCATGTTTTGCATGTTAAATTTTAAGTTATATTCACCTGTTTGAGGATCAACATATGGTACTTTTTTAAGTTTGTTGATTGTTTTCTCCATAAAGTTATCTACTTCATTAGGAGGAATAGAACCAACATTAATAAAAAATGTTCTTTTTTCTGGAGCTCTCATTATACGATGGATTAACATCGCATCTTCCATAAGAGTAAGTTGTTTGAATACTTTTCGTCCAGGTTCTATGTAAGAACGTCCATAAGGTAAGAAATTCGAATCAGTAATAAGTCTAAAATGAGCTACTTCGTAATTTTTATATTCTCTTCTATTACTATTAGTTAATGTACTTACGCCTTTTGCTAAAGCACCGGGATCAACTACGAATCTTATTTCATTAGGATTGTCAGGGTTATAATTTTCTTCACGAATAAATTCATATGGTGATAAAGGATGAACATTAAATATACCAAATTTTTCAGAAATGTCTAATTTTAATGGAAAATCACCATATTTACACATTGTTCTAATCCAAGCAAACAAATTAAATTCAATATTCATAATATCATAAAATAAATTATGTAATATTTTTTTAATTGTGCTGTTTCCTGTTTTTATAACTAATGTTTCTCCATATTCATTTTTTAATGTACATTCAGAAGCAACGATATCTAATGCAGAAGCAATAATAGCATCTTGTTCCATTGCCTCATAATCAGCATATAGTTGAATACGAAGTGTTTGATAATTTTGTGTAGGATTCCAAGCTAATGTTTTACTTGAATATAATCTATTGTATCTATCAACTAAAGTATTGTTTTCTAGATTTCCAAAAGTTTGAATTCTGTTTACATCCGATACACGAAGTTGTTTTCCACCAACGTTTCTAATAATAACGTCTGTTGAAAATAGTTTATTTAATCGTGAAAATAAAGTTTTGTCTGCCATTTTTTTATTTTATATAATAATAAATATAATTTACTCTAACAACCAAGATAAATCATGTTTTCCTCCACGCCCATCATCTACTTTCCAAGGGTTGTTTTGTGGAGAAACAGTATATGCTCCAGTATATTCGTTAGAACGTTTAAATCCTAATAAAGTAGCTCGTGATAAATCTTGACCTTGTTTCATAAAAGTTAAAGTTGTATCTCTTAAATAAACCCCAATAGCTATAGAAATTACAAGATCATCATTATACCCTACTTGAGCTTCAGGACGACCATTTTTCCATATAAATGTTTTGAGTTCTTCAATTGTTCTTTTTGATTGAACAATAACTGATTTTTCTCGTAAGTAAGAATCTAATTTAGAGATTAATAAAGGTCTATTTTTAGAAGTAATAGTAAAACCAGGAGTTAGTCTTGATTTATCCATTAAATCATAACTATTACCAATATAATGATCTATATTACCTGAATCATCTTTAGTTGAGTAATAAATATTTTCGTAATCACGATCAAGTATTTGTTGAATGGTTGCCCATCCCATACTTGCATTATCGATTACCAATAAAGCATTATTCCATTCTGTTCCAATAGTACAAAGCATATTTCCAAAATCTTTAGTACCTAATTGACCTTTAAATTCTGCTACTTGTCTACATTCTTGAATGTCTAAAACATGAAATGTAGAATAATCTGCCCCATCTCCTCTAGCAACGTCTGCTAATACAGCATATTCTTTGCTATAATCAGGATATTCCCATATCCAATAGTTTTGATCTACTCCTCTTCTTTCTAAAGGATCTTTTACGTGTGTTTTTTCATACCACTGAATCAAATTCATGTCAAAAACATTATCACCAGAAGATAAGAAGTCACAATCACATTCTTGAGCTGCTACTTTAGGACCTAAAATTTTATCTTGTTCATCTCTCCATGATTGATTTCTTTCCGGATGAACAGTCCAAGGCAATCTAATAGGTAAAAAATTATTTTCTGCTGTTTCTGCTTTTAACCACATTCTGTGGAAAAAGTTTCCAATACCATTGGGAGTAGAAAGAATAATTGCGCTACCACCAGTTGAAAGAGTTTGTTGAGATGAAGCCCAAATATCTTCAATTTTATTTTCTTCAATAAAAGCTGCCTCATCTATTACCAATAAAGAAAGAGCTTCAGATCTACCAGCATCACCTGCTGCAGATACTGCTTTAACTTGTGAACCATTTTTTAGTCTAA